TTTTTTCTGTACGGCTTACCCGTTTTTTTATTAACACTTTCACTATCTGTTAAGATAAGATCTGGTCTATTCTTTGTCTCTGGTTTTTGAGGATCCTTATCTCCATTTCTTTTCAAACTAAATGTTGCCACCCAGTTTGGATCTAGTGGTTTTTTAAAATCAGCCATATATGTTTATCCTTTCGTAAATTGCTGTTTTCTATCTACAAAGGCTTTTTTTAATTCTTCAAACCTAGGTAAATCTTGTGTTTTAAGCTCTGTTAAAAATTTTTTATTTTGACTTTTTAACTGCTCTAAATTTGCTTGGTGGGTACACCTTTCAATTCTTTGCATGATTATAGCTGCATGATCTAATTTAATACCCGTGTTTTCATTGTTGTTAAATTTTTCATTTGGCATTTCTTGATCTGAATACACGTTGCCGTGAATACCTAATGCTTTTAGTATGACACGATCCACAGCTCTTTTTTCTGCAACAGCTATTGGATATTCAAACTGGTTATTTTTAGGAGATACTTCTCCTAATGAATAAAATTTTTTCTGATTGTATAGAGCTGCTGCTTTAACTACGGCTACATCTTTTTCTAAATTACAATTAACCAAATCAATATTAGTTTCGATATTGTAAAGTTGAGCTAATTTTTCTACCTCTAAATGTTTGATAATCCATTTGCCTGGCTTATGTTCCCACATTCCACCATTTTTTTTTAATTTTTCTAAATAACTTTCAAGTGCGTTTAAATTAATAACTTTACCCATTTTTATTTTCTTTCGCATAGCCAGAGTTTGAATGAAGGTAAAAGAATACTGCTGTATTAAAACCTTTGTCGTGCATCGCTACACGATCACTCTGGCTATATTTAACGAAACCTATTAATGCTAAAGAGAGAGCTAAAACTATTCCCACAAGGAGCAATCGATGTTTCAAATAGTTTTTTTTTGGTTTCGCTAAATGTCGGTTCAGCAGCCATGGCTGTAAATTCATAACTAATGGATCTGGTTTAATTTCTTTCATGCTAACCCCCATAGTTTCATTGCAATATCTCTGTGTTCTCCCATACCCTTCCAAAAGAAATGGTTAAAGTCTGGAGCTATATCTTGATGCCAGGTAGTTTTGCCAGCGTGATTTTCCATTACTCTTTCTCTACGCTTGGCTACCATAGTTAATCTATTAAGATGTTTTTTTAAATTTTCTGGTTTTAAATCATCGCAATTTTCTGGTGTAAAAATATTGTATTGTTCTTCATTCATTACAAACAAATGAGGTTTCTTTTTTTCTTCACACGCAAAATAATAAAAAGCAACTTGGCTTAAATGCTCATCAAATCCTAAATAACCTTCATCTAGTTTAGGTAATGAATAGTTTGATGTACCATCTTTTCTGGGTCTATTTTTTTTACGCCATTTAGTTTTAAGTTCTACAAAATTATTCTCATCTTCCAGATCTATTCTACCTATTGTTGGAAGTATGCAGCCATCTAAAGTTAAAGCCACAGATCTTTCACATTCAATAGGGGAGGTTAAATTAATTTCTCGTAATCCAGTTTTTAATGTTTGAAATGCTTTAGCTAAACCTAATCGATTTACATCGTGTTGAGCTGCATCGTTATCATCTACTGCTTCGTATAAATTAAATTTATCTAAAATTTTATCAAAAACTTTTCTTTGTGGTGGGATCTCTTTTTTAACTAATCCTTTACCTACTTCATGCTGCCATAAAAAATTACCAAATACTAATTGAGCTAGATCTCCAATACAAACACCAGAAAACATTTTAGAATTTATTGGTAAAGCTCTACGTTGTTCTTGTGTAAGATATAAATATTTATAACTCCATAAATCATCTGCTGCGTTTAGCTGCGATGGCGACCAATGATTTAATTTATATAGCTCTACCCACTCTGGTAGATCTTTTATATCGTCTAAAAAATTATCATTATCCATATCAACTAAACTTTATTGGAACGATTTTAGAACAAAAATAGTCTTATTGGCAAACATTATTACCAAATATGTTTAACCTCTGGTTGTGGAGAGTGGGGATAATTAGGTATTAAGATTATATTTTTCGAAAAAAGACATTTTTTTTGGTGCTGAAATTTTAATCCAATCTGGATTTACACCAACTGATAACTCATTAAATGGTTTTTGTGTTTTAGGGTGTAATAAATCTAATGTGTAACTAGGTGTGCTTTCATTAATTTTAACTAAAGCAACTAAAGGCGTACATCCTTGTTTAGTTTTTTTTGCATTTGGTTCCAAATAACAAATTTTACCAATACTATCTTCATGGAAACCTTCGTAACTATTTTTTATACCTTTTCTTTCAAATAATAATATTTCTTCGTGATGTTGACTTCCTATCTTATAAAATTTAACTGCTTTGGTTTCTGGCGTATAATAACCTTCTGGAATTACAACATTTTGATAATATTTTTTACTTAAATTTTTAACCATAAAACTATCATCAGTATATGAATGTAGTTGTATCGTGTTTATTTTTTTTGGTGGAAACAATATTGCAGCTGGATCACATTTTAATATTTTAGAAATTTTTATAGCGTTCTCTGGTGTAATCTGTCTTTCTTCATTAAACCAACGATTGATTGTTACAACATTTCTATCTAATTTATTAGCTAACTCTTTTTGAGTTACGCCAACCTGGTTCATTTTTTCTTTTAAAAAATTCATTTCGGTTTTTTTATTGTTATTTATGTCTGTAACATTATTTACCATAATGGCAACGTATTATCATTAGTATATTGTGTCAATCGTTGTTACCAACTTTATACATATTTTTACAACTCGGGGTGCTTGTGGATACATATATGAATAAACACAACATATATGGCAAACACTATTGCCAATAAGGTTATATTTCCATAATGACAACGCATGGGATTAGAAAAATTTAGAATAAGCAAAGGTTTATCCTACAAAAAACTAGCAGATTTAATTGGAATTACTGGGGTTTCTTCAGCAACCACTACTTTTAGGTGGTGCAAAGGATCTAGGATCCCTGGTCGAAATTGGATGGCAATCATTAAACAAAAAACAAATGGCAAGGTACAGCCGTCAAGTTTTTATGAATAAAAAGAAACAGAAATTGCATGGAAATATAAATGATTACCCGTTGGTTGAAGTTAAGTGGCTTGATTGTCTTGCTGATAACAGCTGGATGTCAATCGACAAAGCAGCCAAACTTGAACCCGCTATCGCTTATTCGGTGGGTTATAAGCTCCTCCAAACAAAATCAAAAGTTACCATTTTTGCCGATTACACAATCGATCCCGAAGATCAATCAATCACAGTAGGTAACACTAACACTATACCCGCTGCCTGGGTGCAAGAAGTAACGGAGATAACTTTTAAATGAAATATATAATTTTATTTTTAGTTTTGTTTAGTTTTAATGCACAAGCTAATGAGAATTGGCCACCAGAATTTGAAAAATTTTGTAAAGTTTATATGGTTTATGTAAACGAATATCCAATGCACTTTGCTGCTGGCTGTTGTGATTTTAACCACTCATCTAATGACAGACAAAAAATAGAATATTTAGGCGACAAGTTTGAAGAAAAGGAGTGTGTATGAAGGATGAAGATAAAACATACGAGAATGAAGTTAATATAAGACAAGAGAATTTTATTAAAGATCAAAAGCAAACTATTGAAGGTTTAAAAAAAGAAATAGATCGTATCCAGGAGAGCTACGATAATCTTAAAGTTATAAATGATGGCCACCAAAAATTAAATGGCGAACTGCGCATTGAAAATAAGAAATTAAAGGAAGAAAACGAAAAATTTAAAGATCCGTTAAATGGTTTTAGAAAAGATGGGGGAGTTTAGTGGCCAGGGGAGATCTTAAAAATAACTATTTTAATGTTGGCGATCCATATTCGGAGTGGTGCAGAGAGAATAAAGTTTACATGATTGATATGGATGCTGTGGGGATTTGCAAGGTTTGTAAAACTCCGTTGTACTTGGCCGAGACTTGTTTTGATCGGGGCCAAACATGGAAGGCAACAACAACTACTGAAGCTCTAGCTAATTTAGCTGGTTTACCTTCATTCCTGGTTTTCTACGAAGCTAATGAAGCTCGTAAAGTTATTAGTTTAAGAGTAACGCAGCTTACACCAGAACAAGGTAAAGAAACACTCATGCTTCCAGATGGCTGGTTCCAAGTATTAGAACTTCTCCAGGAGCAGCACAATCCGTATTGCGTGAAAAAGGAGGCTAGTTGAGTTATTTCTTTGTAGGCGATCTAAACATACTAAAGGATAAAAGATTAACTCCGATTGATCGATTGGTTTATTTTAGTTTGGTGTCGTTTATGAGTAGTAAGGATGGAAAGTGTTATCCTCGATATGCAACGATAAAGCGGGATCTGGGTATTTCTAAAGCATCTATCAATAGATCCATTAAACACCTTGCCAAACTAAAATTGATAACAGTAAAACGCTTATCTTCAACAAACCTTTACTTATTATCGCAGCAAGTAGAGCTGGAGAAAAACCGCATAAAACGGCTGAAGTCTCAATTTGATAGCACCGATGTATCACAGAGACATTTATTAATAAAACCATCCTTATATAACTATAATAGGAATGTTAATAAGTATCATAGAGGTAAATTTATCTCCCCCCCAGCCGCTAATCATTCTAAAACAACAATAGAATACAAAGGCGAGAAATACGAGTATTGCGCTGAATTTGGAAATTATATTGAATATAGGAATAAGAAAGGCGACAAGGTTGCCAAACATAAATGGAAAGATGAACCTATAAAAAAGTTTGATGCCATCGAAAAGGTGGCTTCTTGAAGTTAAGGTGTGTAAAGATAATGGATATATTGGATGAAGCTGGCTTGGCAGAACGCTTTATGCCTAAACCTAAAATACCAAAAGCAGCTTCAATGTTTGATATTCTGGAATTTACTTATGATCCAAAGGATCATGGCTATTATAATTCAAAAAAACTTAAATTAAGAGCAAACAACAAACAAATCAATTGCTGGGATTTAACAGTAACAGAGTTGTTACCCCTGGTTGAACTTGAAGATCGTCAAATACTCTGGGCCAGATCAAAAAGATATTCCTGGGTAGCTCTGGGTAAGATGTTTGGTTGTCATCGTGTTACAATTAAAAAGAAGTATGTTGCAGCTGTGTTTACTCTTGAAAGCAAGTTAAATAAAACTCTTATAGACAAGATAGATAATATTTAGTAATTGAAAAGGTACAGTTGGATATAAAAGTATTCAGATATTATGGCTGGTCATCCACTTAAAAAAATACAATGCGAAAGTATCGCAAGAACATCTGGCAAGCAATGTAGAGCAAAAGGGTATTTAATGAAAAGTGGCCATTATCGTTGTCGCTTTCATGGTGGAGCTTCTACTGGCGCAACAACAATAGAAGGTAAGTTGATAGCTTACAAAAATTTAAAACAATTTAAGAATTTTACAAAAGAACAATTATTACAATGGATCCAAAACAAACAAATGAAATCATCAAGCGTTTAGAGCTTGGCGAACCTTTATCCAAAATTACCAAAGATAAAAAACTTCCCGATGTCTCAACTGTGTATAAGCATTGTCGAGACAACAAGGATCTACACGATAAGATTATGCAAGCAAGGCAAACTGGCGTTTGGACTTTATTGGATAAGATTGCTGAAGATATGGAAGTACCAAAGACACCACAAGAAACACATTTTTTAAGAGAGAAGTATTCACACATTAGATGGTTGGCGAGTAAACTTGCTGCTAAAACTTTTGGCGATAAAATTCAACAAGACGTTAAACAAGACACGACAATAACTGTGAGTTGGGGAAATCCAAATGATATGGTTGAAGCTAAAAAAATTGTTGAGGAAGTACAAACGACATCTGTACCGAGCTTACCTGGTTAACAAGTTGTAGGGTTTTTCCGTGTTTCTGTACTGGCGGCCAGCATCCTCGGGTGCGCGTATGAGTGCGGAACAAAACAAGAACATTAGCTAGTAACTCTCTGGTTACTCTCTGGTTTAGTATAGAATTGTTGATTGACGCTAATAGTTGGTAAGATATAGATCTACGACCCATGTTTACTGCATATAAAACAAGAACAATGCAAGAACATTTGATGGGGTATCCCCGCAAATGAGCCGCATATTTTTAAGTATATGTAACATGGGAGTTCAGCACACAGACACAGACAGACAGACATTATGGTTAAAAAAATACATCAAAATAAAACTGGCGGATTAAGCGAAAGAGGCAGAAAGTTTTTTAACAACAGAGACGGATCTAACTTAAAAGCTCCAGTAAGCTCTGGTACTGGGGGGAGGCGTGTATCGTTTGCTGCCAGGTTCGCTGGAATGCGTGGCCCCATGAAAGATGATAAAGGCAATCCAACTAGAAAAGCTCTTGCTTTAAAAAAATGGGGGTTTAGTTCAG